AATATGGGTGTAAGAACAATGCAGAGCATTAATCAGTCAAAGTTTAGAGCACCTTCTGGAGTACCTGCATATGCAGGTGGTGGAACAACAAATGTGTCCACAGTTAATATAAATGTAGACACATTTATTGGAGAAGAAGAGTGGTTCAAGGGAATGATGAAAGATTACAATATCAATGTTCTTCCAAAACAACAAAAAGCTGCTGGTTTAGAATCAAGAACATTTACAAGTTATAATGGAATACAGGGTGGATACTAAATGGTAAGTACAATACAAAATCAACAATCTGGTATTACCCATCTGGTAATTATTAATGGGGAAGAAATTACCGAACATGGTCGCCTTTTCTCAAGCTCAATGGCAACATCTGCGTCAAATGTTGAACTGCTAAATGGGAGTAAAAAAAGATTTATTAAGAATGCAAAGAATGTGTATACGCTATCTTTCCAATATCTCCCAGATCATCCAGAAAGAACTATTGATGGTCGTAAAGCAAGGAACTATTTATTGTCAGTTGCTAGAACATCTTCATCGGCAAATCTATCAATCGTATTAGATCCAGCAGAACCTGCTTACAATACAGTTGTCTATATTGATTCATATAGTGAAACATTAGTGAGAAGAGATATCCCCAACCAATGTGCATATTACAATGTTGAGATTTCTCTTAAAGAGAAATAGAATATGGCAGACAGTTTTTATTCATTTAGTGAACCATTTAATCGTGGTATAGATTTTTATCAAGCCGATGCTGCTGATGTCACAATTGATATCAATAGCAGTGTTAATTTAACAGTATCTTCTTATCAAATTAGATTGGCAAGCATTGCTATTGCATCAAATTCCAATCTCACATCAAATTCATACAAGATTGCACATGCGGCAGCAAATCTTGCTGTTGATGGCGCAACGGTTATTATAGCAACAGAGAGACAAGATGGCGATGTTGCAATTTCAGCAGAAGTTCTGGTTGAAACGAATATCACAAAGATCGCTTATGCAAGTGCTTCTGTTTCTATAGATTCTGATTCTTCAATCAATGGAACAAAGATTGCAATCTCTTCGTGCTCAATGAGCTCAGAATCAGAAGTATCTGCTTCTATGGTAAAAACATCATACAGTGTGTCTCAAATACAGGTTCTCTCGTCACTGGTTTCAAACGCAACAAGAATTGCCTATGGTCGTACAAATCTGTCTGGTCAGGTAAATCTATCTATTGCTGGCAAAATATTCTTAGCTACAATAAGAATTAACATACTTAATAATGTAGATGTTCGTGCAGAAGCCGTTAGGTTTGGAACAAATATAACCGCAGACAGCTCTCTAATTAGAGCTTTGTTATTACTAGATGGAAAACCATTGACTAACCAGACTAGAACATTTGACTATTCTGTAACGCCATTGTTTGTTGAAAATATAAATTGGGCTGGTGATTCTTCCAGATACTATAAGAATAATGCAGCAAACTCTTCTGGTAAAAGAACATTTAATATTAAATGGAGCTTTATACCAAACTATAGCGAAAAGACAGTTGATTATAGAGAGTCAAGAAATTATCTTAAAACAGTAGCTATGGATCCAGATATCCATACATTAACAATTATTAATCAAGACGAAAATGGAGTTACTCCATATACAGAAGAAAATGTCACAGTATTTGTATCAACCTTTTCTGAAAACTTAATAAGAAGGGATCTCGTAGATGATGTATACTATTTTGATTGCTCTATGACGCTAGAGGAGGTATAGATGCTAACATCTGGAATGTATGGAAAAGATCTATCTAACTCCTTTAATACAGCAATAACATCTCCTGCTCAAAGAATTAAGCCAAAAATTATTATTAAGTGGTTAGATAGCAGACATGTTGATAACCTAGTAATTACAACAAATGACGCTCCAGCAAGTAACGCATATCCAGGAAGGGGTTTTTTCTTTCCTGCAAAAGAGGCTATGAATGGGATAAAGAGACAGTCATTTACTTGGGCTGTTGCTGGTGCAAAAGATATTGATGGCAATGTTATTAGAGCTGATGGCTCATGGTATGCAATGCCATCGCTTACATCGTCAGACATTTCAAATACACAGCTTGGAAGTAATCTTGAATTTGGCTGGTGGTCAAATAGTGTAAGCACAGCAAATACCCATGCTACATATGACGGTTATGAATTTGCAACTAATCCTTATGTTGAAGCTACATTTACGACAAGAAAAGTTAACAAGGTAAGAATCGTAACATCAGAATTTTATGGTCAGATTTCAACATATCTGCTTCAGGTATTTGATGGTTCATTGAATACATTACTAAGTGAGGTTGGGACAATTCCTGCTGGCTCATATTACCAAGATCATATACTATCAGCAGCACTCTCATCACAAAATGTTTCTAGAATTAGAGTAACTGTTTATACAACGGTTAATCCACAAGATTATGCTCGTATTCAAGAGATTGTTCCTATTTATGAAACCGATATCAGCGATTATGTAATCTCATACTCGGTAAATAGAGCAAGAGATGTTCACTCAACAAGCCTACCAGTAGGCGGCTCTGAAATAGCATCTGTTGATCTCAATCTTGATAATACAACTAAAGTGTTCAATATATTTAGTAATAGTTCAACATATGGTCAATACATGGTTAAAGACCTAGAGGTTGAAATATATACTGGCTGGAGAATTAAGAAACCATCATCTGACAACATTGATGCATCTTATTTAACTACAGCTCTACAAGCAAATATATCTAACACAGATATGTCATTTACTGTTTTAGACAGATCTGCACTTCCTGCTGGTGGTGCTGGAGATAGCTTCATCGTAGTCTTGGATAAAGACACTCAGTCAGAAGAGACAATCCTTTGTGCATCAGTTAGTTCATCAAATGTTGTTACTGTCTTAGAAAGAGGGTATGGAAATACAGTTGCTAAATCACACACTACTGGATGTGAAGTTAGATTTGATATTTATGAATATGTAAAGAATGGAACATTCTATGTTGATGAATGGTCGGCTGGAACAGATATGACTGTTAATGCAAATCTTCAAGACTGGGGTAAATTTCTGTCAGAAAGAACAATCAATTATGGTTTCTTTATGCAAAATACTTATGTTGGAGATGCTATTAAAAACCTTTTGATGAGAGCAAATTTTCCAAGCGCAGATATTGTTAAATTAAATAACTATCGTAAAGGTACAAAAGAAAAGGGTGCTATTGCGTCATTTTCTTTTAATGAAGAATCAATTGATAGAAGCGGTAATAATATCGTATCATCAACTGGTCTTCGTGCTCGTTTCTGGGCAATGCCAATTAATAAAAGAGACATCAGTGTAAAAGACATTGTTGCAGATGCAATTGACAAAGAGCTGAGCCCGCTAGATAAGGCATTAGGAGAGCAGGCGTTTTCATCACCATCTTATACCGCATTATCAAAAGATATATCTACATCTTCAACATACGCAGTTGATCTATCAAATTTTTCATTCACTGCATTGGATTCAACAGTGTATTCTGAATATTACAATGGTGTGTTTGACGGCTACTATATACCACCAGATTCTGGTTTAGAGCAACTAGTAGTGACAGTTTCTTATGGTGGAGTAAGAATTTATCTTGATGACATCCTGATTCTTAATAAATGGAATTTGGCAACTGTGTCAACAAGATATGCGTCACAAATGGTTAATTTTAAAGCTGGCGTTCCTAGAAAACTAAGGATTGAATTTTATCATTCATATAATAATGCTGGGTCTCCGTCATTTGATATATCTCTCTATAGAGCTCCAGATGGGCAAAGCGATCAGTTAATTAATGCTAGTGAGTGTTGCACAATCGTTGCTATAGATTCAATAGGCGGTAAAGATCCGTCATCAAATATTGCCAGTGAAGATGCTTTCAATCATCGCAACAACGCAGTCTATGTCAACTCCCCAGTTTTAAATCAACCATCTGGTTTAACATCAGACCCAACCGATAAATCCGTTCTTCTTCAAAGCAACTCTTATGTGAGAATTCCGTACTGCGTATCTAGTAATTTATCTTCTGATCAAACATATGTTTGGTCAATTGAATTCTTTGGAAAATTTCATAACGGATCTTTCTCTAACGATGGTGAATACATAAGTAACTGGAGTAATGCAAATCCAACAACTGGTTTTGAGTTCTTTAATAATTCATCTTCAAATGGTTTTAAAATTAAATGCGTTCTTTCAAATAGTGCTGTAGTTACAGAAACTGTGTCTTCTAATGTCGCACTATCAAATTCAGCTTTTTCACATATTGCAGTAACATATGACGGTCTTTATCTAAAGTATTTTGTAAACGGTGATTTGAAGGATACTGAAACTATTGAAGGGACTCCTATCTCATGGGCATCAAATGACATTACGATAGGAGGAAGAGGGGCATCGTTTACAGCTGGTGCAGAAGTTGCTCCTTCATCTATTAGAAGTTTATATATTGATGAATTTGCACTCTATAGAAAATGTCTTACAGATGACCAAGTTAGGGACAGATATGTTGAGGCATCAATACAGCCTCTAACAGAGTTTGCATTCCTTTATGGGAATGAGAGTTCAATTAGAGAAATTGCAAATGACATCTCGTTCGCAGATATGGGTCGGTTCTATATTGATGAATACGACAAGGCAAAGTATGAGCATTTCTATAGGTTCTTTGAACCATCAATTACTCAACATGCCAATGTTCAAACATCTCTTAGCGATTCTACAAACATAACAAATGCAAACTATGTGGTTTCGTTGCAGTGCAATAAGGTTGTTATTCCAATTGCTTCTGTACAAACTGCGTCAGGATCACTACAAAAGCTCTGGTCTCCACCAGATAATGCTTCACTTACAATTACTGAATTAACAGCCAATGTGTCATCCTCAGACACATCAATGTATGTCCTATCAACAGTGACAACACAATTTCCACAGACTGGTTATTTGAAGATTAATAATGAAATTATTAAATATCTATCAAAGACAGCAACATCTTTTAACAATCTTGAGAGAGGGCAGTTTCAAACAACGGCTGCAAATCACACAACTGGCGATAGGGTAAGAGAAACCAGATACTACGATGTTAAGTTTGATAAGTCACCAGCTTATAATGTTCGTTCTCCGTATATTGACGCAATTCTGTTTGAGTATCCAAGTCTGGTGAATATAGATAGATTCTTGTCCTATGCGTATGGTGCGGAACTTATTGTTTCTGCATCCAGCACTAATGACATTCACTCCGTTGCTTTTCTGCAGGGTACAAATCCAATAACAGAATATCCGTATGCGACAAGTATTGTTGGCACAGCAGTTGTTATGTCAGAACAGAACGCTCAGGTAAAAGAACAATCAGCATCAACGAGCGAAAGTATTAGAAAATACGGGGTCAAGGATTTAAA